GGATTTATATTGAGCTTAAGGTGATGTTGTATGAAAAGTTATACTTAAAAAACTTCTGGTGAAAATCTCGGGGAATTGTGAGGCTCAACGTCATAGTATATTCTTACAAAAAAGGCCCCCACCCCCTTTCATTTGGACCCAGATTGATTAAAAAACAACCAAAATGGATCACTATAAAACTCAATTAAATCAATAACATATAAGTAAATAACTTTTAAAGTTAATGTTAATATAAAAAACCTTTAAGAATACACTAATAAAAAAGTATATTTTATTTTTTAAGACGCCAAATTATTAAAGAAATCTTTATTTTTTAAGACGCCAAATCATTAAAGAAATCTTTATTTTAAATCGCCGCCATTTTATTATGTAATCTAAAAAAAACTTTAAAGATTCCTTATTATTTTATTGCGCCATTAAATCATCCAAGCTCTCATTAAACTATCAAGCTCTCAACAATAACCAATCTCACATTAAACTATCAAGCTACCATTAAACTATCAAGCTCACAACAATCAACAAACAAACAAACAACCAATCCAAACAACAAAAACAAACACAAAAAAAATTTTAAATTAAGATATCATTAAAATAAATAATTAAGATTACTAAAATAAATAATTAAGATTACTAAAATAAATAATTAAGATTACTAAAATAAATAATTAAGATTACTAAAAAATTAAGGCGGCTTTAAATAAAGATACTAAAATAAAAGAGTTCATAAAAGATAAAGATTAAATGCACTGGTAAAAGGAACAAGGAACAAGGAACAAGGAACAAGGAACAAGGAATAAATGCACTGATAAAAGGAATAAATGCACTGATAAAAGGAATAAATGCACTGATAAAAGGAATAAGGATTAAATGCACTGATAAAAGTTTAAGAATAAGGGCCGGGGCTTATAAAGAAAAAGAGATGCGGGCGGACGTTGTAAAGTAGAAATAGTCCCAAAATTTAAAAACAAAAAAGGGCCAAATAGGCCCCAAAAATAAATATTTTTTTTAATTTAGATATTTAATAATCTATTTTCTAAAGTTTCAATTTCTGAAAAATCATCACATGATTCAGCATCTTCAAATATTGAAATTAATTCAGAAATTAAACCATCAAAATTCGATGAAGATTGATCTTTTAAGTTTAATAATTCATAATTAAGATCGCTACAAGTTGAGTCTAAAAAATCATTTAAACCAGTTCTATACGCTACTTCATCAGTAACTTTCAGAATTTCACAAGATTCACTTGAAAAGTCATCAGAATCAATGTATTCATTTATCATCTGATCATATTGATTTATTATCGAATACCCGAAAATTTCTTTGAACTCTTTTTCGCCATTGTGTGCATAATCAATTAGATCGCGTACTTTTTCTTCGATTTTTTGTAATATGATATATTGCTTATCATCAAAATTTAATTTTTTCATTTTATAACCCCTTTTTTAATTTAATTTTTGATTTTTTTTTAGTTGTTTTCTCAACTTCTGATTATATAATAACATTTATTTAAAGCTTGTCAATAGTAAATGTTTAATTATTTTTACTTATTTTACAAGTTTAACACCTTGTACCACCTTAACCCGCTATAAAAGCGGGCGGATATATTTATTTAAAATCAATTATTTTTTTCTATGTGCTCGATTATTAACTGTAAATAAAATAAATGAAAAATATCTTTTACTTGTTCGATTATAGATTCATATCCCACTTCTTTTTTAATAGAATACAAATCAGAAAAGTAACCATTTTTAACAAAATCCTCAATTTCTTCAATCTCAAAAATACAAAAAGTTTTTGTTAATTTTTGTAAATCTGCATTGCAATAACTTGAATGGAAAGGATCCACATCATTTATAATTTCATGCACATAATCAAACCAATCAGATGGAATAATATCTTTTTGATCTATATTATTATTATCATCAATATATAAACTTATCGCTTCATGTTTTATGTCAGTAGATACTTCGCGTATAGTTGCAAAGTTGTTTAAGTTTTTAAATTCATTTTTAAATTTATTTATAATTTTATTCATTTTATAACCCCTTTTTTAATTTAATTTTTGATTTTTTTTAAGTTGTTTTCTCAACTTCTGATTATATAATAACATTTATTTAAAGCTTGTAAATAGTAAATGTTTAATTATTCTTTGTTTAATTCATTTTCATAAATTGCATATATCATATTATCAACAACAATTTTTGTTGCTTCTTTTTTGCTAAAACCTAAAATTATATTATCCATCCATTCTGTGGCTGGGCTCATATACTTTAATTCGTAATTTTCAGATAGATAGTCTTCGGCTTTGTTTACTCTTTCAAGTCCGGTTTTGTTTTTTATTTGCTTGTATGTATTTTTTTTAATTTCGTTGTAAGTCATTTTTAATTCTCCTTTTTTTTGTTTTTGTTGATAGTCTTTTCTCAACTTCTAATTATATAATAACATTTATTTAAAGCTTGTCAATAGTAAATGTTTAATTATTTTTACTTATTTTACAAGTTTAACACCTTGTACCACCTTAACCCGCTATAAAAGCGGGCGGGATTGTTTTACAGTCTTTAAAACGTGTTTTTAATGTTGTCAATTTCATCTTTTAAGAAGTCTATTAAATCCTGATCGCCTATTTTTTTAGCGTTGCTTAATTCTTTTAACATTTCAAAAAGTTTTGATTTTTTATTTTCATTGTAGTACTTTTTTTCTAAAAAATTAACATTATCTAAATCATCAAAATTTTCTAAATCTTTTAAAAATTCATTATTAAATAAATACATATTGTAACCCCTTTTTTTAATTTAATTTTTGTTTTTTTTAGTTGTTTTCCCAACTTCTAATTATATAATAATATTTTTAAAATGTTTGTCAATAGTAAATGATAAATTATTTTTAATGAAATACTAAATAATTAATTTCATAATATATGAGCCATATAGTGTTATTATATGTACAAGATAAATAAACAAAGTTATTTAAAAATAGTAAAGTCGTATACAATGATAGTTTAAAAACGACATTAAGATATTTTAAGCATTTTTACACTTTTAGCAAGAAATAGTTAGTTAATTTTTGCCACTATCGTATAGGTGAGGATGATCGATATATATACTACATTCTCAAATCCAAAATCACTTTTTCAACTTTTTACAATGGGCTTTTGATTTTGACTTTTTTGGATTCAAAAAAAAACCCCTAAAAAAGGGGAAAGTTTAATAATTTTATATTCACATAAAGTCTTCATCAGTTAATTGTTTTATTTCTTCAGTATCAGAAAGTCTTGCCTCTTCTTCCTCAATATCTTCTGGATTAAAATCCATTCTTTGTCCTGCTGAAATAACATTATGTCTTTTAGAAAATTCATCTTTGCTCATAGTTTCTAAATCATTCCATAATTGGTCATTCTTACGCTGTCTCTTCCTCTCGTTAAACTTATCACCTAACAACCCTTTTAAATCAATAATTCGTGCCATCTTAACCCCTTTGCTTCATTTGTTTATGTTAATACTATAACACTTGTTTATATATTGTCAATGATTAAAGATTAAAGATTTTCTGGAATGTAAGGATAGGGAAAGTATTTTGCATAAGAAATAAGTCTTTTACATAAGAAATAACTGTGTATCATAAGAATAAAGCTTAATACATAAAATAAGAGTAGTATTGCATAAACCTTCAAATCAGTATAAATCACTGTCCAGCCCAGTCGTACTCTCTATATATAAAAAAAAAATTTAAAATTTTAATAATATATGCATATTGTACGATAGTGTTTGCATACGGTTTTGTATGCTCTGCATATGTTTACAAGCGTTTTACATACGATTATAGCCTGTTTGCATACGTTTCGGTTCGTTTTGCATACGACTGGAACCGTTGGTATCACTGACTTTGTGATGTTTTATTGTGTATTTATGTGTGTTTTTAGTTATATTTTATGTTGTTAAAAGCGAGTGATGTCACACACACTACTTACACTATGGTTAAAACATACGTTGAAAAATGCTCAAAATGCCTGAAAAGCCTTTACTTACTAGGTTTATGGCATATGTAAAACGCCCTCAATCGTATGCAGAAAGTATCAATTGTAATAAAATCAATGACTTAACTAAAATAGTTGTTTTTAAGTTATAATATTAAAATATTTTAGTATTTCTATTGACATTTTAATTATATAACTTACAATAGGTATAACAAGTTAACAAAATGGTGATTTAAAATGAACGACAATAACAATAACAAAAATACTAAAGAGGAATCAATGGTTGATGAAGTAAAAAAAATTGAAGTAGATGAAGTAAAAGAAGTAAAAGAAGTTATTAAATCAAAACTGGAATTAAAAATAATTGAGCTTGAAGAAAAAGAAAAATTAAGTAGAGTTGAAAAGTCAATTCTTAATTCTTTAAAGAAAGAGTTCGAAAATAAAAAGATAGAAGAAGGTAATGCTGGTGATTTGGAAGAGATGAAAGAGGAGCTTGATGAACTGAACGACAAAGAAGATAAAGACGAAATTGATTTAAAAATGATTGATGAAATAAAACTTGAAATGGCTAAAATAAATAAATCAATAAATGAAAAGAATAAAGTTGAGCAAACTCCAATTTTAATGGAAAACGGGAAGTATTTTCCTTCTATGAACAGGAATTTATACGAGGCTGTAAGTTGCCTTAAAACAGGTGGTTTCAAGAACTTCTGCTATGTTAAAGACATTACAGAAAAGGTTTCATCTTATGTTGAGATATCAAAAAGTAATGGATCTTTTAAAGAGTTGAATAAGTCTAACTTTATTGAGTCAGTATCAATGGCTTATTTTTCACAGTTTGGAAAGCATTTAAACTTAAATGAAAAGTCTCAAAAAATAGATTCAGAAACAGGTGAGTTTGAGAAGTATTTGGCTAATAATGGTCAAGAGTATTACGAGAAGTATGATGAAGGTAAAACATTAACATCTTGCTTGGAGAAGGTTCACGGTGTTGTTTACACACTTCAGCAAAATAATTTAAAATCTTATGTTAATGAATTTAATGGTAGAAAGTTTTTTAATGCTAAATGTGATCCAGTTAAAATTCGTATTCTTAAAAAGAAAGTGGCTAAAATGAGCAAGATTAAAAAAATAACAAAAGAAACGGCTAAAGCTGGTGGTTACACTCACGTTTATGCTTATTATCATAATCTCATTAACCCAAAAGGTAGTATGAATCAAGGTAAAATTCGTGAAGGTAATGATGATGATGATGATTTAATGTCTTTAATTTTTAACAGAAAGGCTTATATAATTCAAACGGGTAAAAAATCACAAACTTATCCAGTTTTTTGCTCTATTCCCGGTTTAGGTAAGGGTATCCATAACGAGGAGTTTTGGAATAAGATTTACGGTGATGAATTATCTGGATTATCAAGTAATGATGCTTTATCAGAGCAATTTAACGCTCAATTGAGAAGTAAGTTGTATGTTGCCATCAATGAGCTTAACGTAGAGCGTAAGGACTGGAATAAAGTATCACAAAGAATGAAAGCTTTAACGGATCCAAAAATGGAAGTTAGGGCAATGGGTAAAGATAGATTTAACGAAGAGTTATTGGCTTCATTCGAGATGTATAGTAATAGTGATACACCTTTCAAATTAGAGCTTAAAGATAGACGTGCTATTATGATTTGGGGTGGTGAGTTTTTACCAGATTTTTGTGCAAGAATAGGTTATACAGATACTTCAGTTTTTGTTGATAAAGTTAGAGAAGAAATGGACTTTTTCATTATTGATTTATTGAGACTTGAAGTAAGGGAGCAAATGGCTAAAATTGGTATTATTTTCAGTGATTTTAGAAAGGATTTAATGAAAAGAACTAACTCTATTATTGATATTGTTGTTGAAGCTATTAAAGAAAAGAATATATCAGAGATTGCTACTATATTTGAAGATATTGATGAAGAAGATTTAAAGGAAATAATTGACCATATTTCTCACAACTTCTTAACTGTTAAAGATTGTAATATAATTGGTAGTGAGTTAATGAGTAATTATGATGTATCTTTAAGTATTGGTGGAAAAGATGAAAAGAATAAAGATGCAAGAAGTAACACTCATAATAAGGCTTTTTGGGACAAGAAGTTAGGTAGTGAGAATAATCTTGGTAATGGAAATCCTGTTTATAAGCAAAATTATACAAATACTGAAGGGAAAAGAACAAGCGTAGATATAAGACCTTTAAAAGGTTATCAAAAATCTGATTTGGAAAAGAGTTTCAATGTATATGTAAAACACACATACCAGAACACTTTTGAAGGTGATGATTTAATGCTTGATTATAATGATGACTTCTCAATTGAAAATATACAGTCTAAAACAAGTAAAATAGACGACTTCTTAAACAATCTATAATGAGATACCTTTAAAAGAAAAGACCCCTTAATTGGGGTCAAATATTTAGTATTTAGTAAAATACCTATCTACACCATTATTAAGTTTTGGCAATATAAATGATGAGTCATTATAGAAAATTATAGCTTGCTCTGGATAATGACTTGTTGATTCATAGAAAGAAAAGTTTTCAAAGCTTCCATCGTAATTTGCTATAGTAAAGCCATTTTCAACAAATAAATCATCTGGATTATTAGGATTTAAATTTTTAAATGTCATATAGTTATAAACACCCTTGCACTGCCCAAGACTAAACCAGATAGCGTTTTGTGAGTATTCAAATATTCCATTTTCAATGAAACTGTAGTTATTGGCATTAAAATAATCTCGACTTCCATTGAGTAAATCTTTATGATTTTTATTAAATTCAACCCTTACATAGTTACCTTCATTATCTGCACCAGTAATTGACATAACAGTATTAAACTGAAATTTTGTTAAATTGTTTTTATAAAATCTGGTAATTTTGGATACTCTATTAAATCAATATCTTCAATTGTTTTTATATTGTTTATGTAATCTCTTAAATCTTGTCTATATATAGATATAACATTTTTTTGCTCTTCTGTCCATTTTTTCCAGATGTCATTCATTACATAGATATCTGAATTTCTTAAGTCTTCATCTCTATTAACTCTTAAATCATTTTTAATCTTTGATATGTTTTTAGTGAAGAAGAATTGTTTTGTTACATCGTTGTAAAAAACATGATAATCATTATTAAGTTTGTTTAAAAAATCTGTTACTTGCTCTTCTGTAACTTCAACACTTTTATGAACACCTTCATATTCCGTTCTTATATCTGTTAATCTATTCTCACTATTTAATATTGCTTTTCTCATTATAACCTCTTGTTTTTATTATTTATTTTTATCATTTTGCTTTCATGTAAACATTCATATCACTTAAAAATAACGGTTCTATAAAAAACATATCATCTTCAATCATGTATGCAGCATGATAATGAAGCTCTGGATAATCTGCTTTTAGTAAGAAATATAAAGTATCAAGCTTAAGATAATTTAAATCACTATCTAATTCGCTTCTGTAAGTCGCTACAACGTCTCCAATTTTCATTATTCTAGTGCTTAACAAACCTAAATCTAAAATTGAGTTATCATTCATTGTTAGTATCATGTGATTCTCATTATCAACGATTACTGATACTGGATACAGTCCATTTGTGCCTGTGTTTCCATATGCACCTTTAACACTACTACCAACAACCACTTCATTGCTCTGTGAATCTGCTAAAATCAATGTGTCACCGTTTAAGTATGCATCAGATATAAACACGCCACTATCACCGCCCTCACCTTTTAAAATTCCCAAATCAAAGACTTCTCCTGAATTTGTTGTTAGTTTTGTTTCTAAATCAATAACATCATTCATAATCTTATTGCCTCTTTAAGTATGCTTTAACTTGATAATTTAAATTCAATGATTTTATTGTGAACAAATCAGAGTAGCCTTCTTCTTGAAAATCAGTTAGCAAAACAGTCTTTCTTCTAACGGCTTGATCGAAGCTTGCTTGATATACTTGTTGTGTTAAATCAATAAAATCGCTTTTGGATCTGGTTGAATCAATGTTTCTCGCTGGAGAAACCCAGTCTGTTCTGTATGGGTCATAGAAAAATTGGTTCCAAGTTTGACCATCATCATAACTTACAAAAAAAGTTTTTGAAGCGTTTTCATCAAGTGTCATTCCAGAAACATCTGAAGTTCTGAAAATCATAACGTTAAATTTTGGATAATAAGTGTTAATTGTATCATTATTTTCAACAGAATTAATATTAATCTTATTTATTTGTTTAAATGTGTTTTCATCTTTATGTGTGTTAATGATGTATGTTTCTAAGTTTGTTTTTAAACATAAGCATCCATCGTATGAGTAATAAATTATATAAGCACTTGTTAAACCTGATCCATTATTTTCAATTGTGTATTGTTGAGTATCTATATTATAACTCATTGTATTTAAAGTATTGTTATCGACAAAGAAGATCTTATTCATAGACATAAATAGTTTTAAAGATTGAAAATCATAACCATCGTTTGTTATTTTAGATTCTGAAACTCTTTGAAAGGTATAGTTTCCATTTAATATGTCTTCTAAATTTGCAAAACTTAAACCTCTGTCTGATTCTATATCGTAAATATTTAAGTAGCAATTTTGATTATTTGGATCTGATGATATATTTAAGTAATGGTTTAAATTTTGACTTCTTACAACTGTAGGTGTTTTAGTTTTATTCCCACCATAATTTATTTCAGAATAATCTATTAAATCATCAGCATCGTTTATTTCAAACATTAAAACATTTCTACTTTTATAATCAATAATGAAAATAACATTTTTTTCTGGTATGTAGCAAAACCTACCTGAATTATCATGAAAACCTTTAATTACATACTCTCTAAATGTATTGAAGTTTAACGAGTCACTAACTTGAAAAATCTGAAAATAATCATAATCAACTCCGAATCTAACATAAACTGTTCTAATCCATTTCCCTTTCCAGTTGAATATAGATGTAGCTGAATCATCTGAATCAACTGTTACATTACCAAAAACTGGTGAAATTATATTTGCATTAAAAAAACTATTGTTAATATCATAAGACAATGAATTTTCCTGCCACTCTTTCATTTGTTCCCAAAGTAAAGGTTCGTCAATTTTATCGTATATGATATCTGCGAATTCATCGACTTCTCTATAATTTTGAGTGCTTACATCTTTTCTCACTGTAAATCTTGCATCTCCTACAGCTTCACTTGCGACTTCCATTTCACCGTCTAAAACAATTGAAGTGTTATCATCTTTTGTTAGTGTTATTTTATTATTATCTATGTTTCCGCCGTTAACGCTTGAACCTGATCCACCACCTGATCCACCACCATATCCGCCAAATACTGGCATTTCTAAATTATATTTCAAAAATTTATTCATTTTTTATCCTATTTTTATTTAAAATTTTTCATTTAAACCGGCTATTCCGATTATTGTATCTATATCTGCTTCTTCGTGAATAACGCCGTGTTTTTTCATTTCTATTAAGAAAGAGTCTGTTTTTATTCCGCCGTTTGTCCATATTGCTAATAATGTTCTTATTTTTTCATCATTGTAATCAATATTAAATTTGGTATCTAAATTAACTTCAAAATCGTCATTTATATTATACCAAGCACAAATAATCTTTATTAAATTTTCTGAAAATTCTTTTAGTGCTACTGCAAAACAACCAAGCAAAGAGTTTGTAGATTCCATATCGTATGTTGCTCCGGTTGCTGTTTGTGCTCCTTGTTTTTTAGCTAAAAGTTCAAATCCAAGTGCTTGCATTTTTTGCTCTAAATCAAGAACATCATCACGACCGTCTTTAATAGCTGTTCCAGCGGTTTCAATATATTTACCGTCTGCTTCTACGTGTTTTGTAGCAACTGCGTATTGTGATCCTAATTTAATGCCTCCGTCTTTTGTTGATAAATCAACACCTTTAAAGAAAAGGATAGGTATTCTTGCAAATTTAAGAGCGTTTCTTTGCTCTGAATATGATTGCCAATGAGTTATATTCAATTCAGCCATATCTTGAAAAATAAGTTTTGGGTTAAATTTAACTTTTGTTGGTTTTGGGTATAGTGATAAAAAAGGTATAAATTTCAATGAGAACTTATCCCAAGGATCTGGTTCAAAAACAGTTTCATTCTCCATTTTGTGCTCAATATGTTTTCTAAAGAACACCTCACCAAATTCTTTTTTAAATTCCCAAATCTGTAAAACTTCTTTATCGTTAAATCCTTCTTGAACACAAATGTAATCTCTAAATCTCAAATAAGTCAACTCACCAGTTTCTTTATCGTATCTACCATTTAGAATATTATCATTATTTATAAGTTTAACTCTATGCTTTGAATTTGGTGTATAAATTGGTGCTCCGGTTGGATCCTTTTTACTTTTTGAAAAATCAACAAATACGTGAGCTTGTGAGTCCCATAATGCTTCTTGGAAATATAACCTTAAACTATCTGTAAATGATTGACCAGACCCATCGAAGTTAATATTTAATTTAGATATTTCTGGGTTTTTGCTTTGTATGAATGCTATTTTTTTAAAAGGTCTTGCTGTTAATACATCTATTATTCTTGCTGTTATGTTGTGTAAAACAGAAGATTGTAATCTTGAAGTGTATTGTTCATCTGGTTCTCCGGGGTGTTGCGGCAAGTATTTTGTTCCAGCCGCTTTCATTGCTTTTGTACCTTGTCTTATATGTCTCAAATCTTCTCTTGAGTAATAAGAGTTTTTTAAAGAGCCAGAGCGTTCATTTACTTCATTTTTCATATTTATCTCTCTATTATTTTAATATTATATCATATTTAAGTGTTTTAATCAACCAAAGGAGTTAGTTGTAAATGTTTCAAATTCTTCTTCCATAAGTCTATATCTTGTCATATCATAATCGTGGTCACAACCACCTTCTGCAACGTCTTCAGGATTATTTTCATCTCTACCTAAAACAGGAACGTTTTTAATCCAGTATTTACAAGTAGAGAATATATATATATGTGGATTTGACATATTTTCTTCAAGCGTGTGGTATAATCTTTGGTTAAGTAAGTTAGCTCCTTTTATTCTACTATTTTTACCTTTTATTGCCATTTTAAACTCAACGCCGTTATCTTCCATAATTGATGCTTCTGAAGGTACTCCAACCATTTTATTTGAGTGAAACATATTACTATCTGCTGGACCTGCTTCTATTCTTTGTAAGCCTTGTAATATGCCTGCTTCGTATAGTTTTTTATCGTGTATTTTAATCATTTCAGCTACTTGTGCTGGTGTAAATTTAAGACCTTGTTCTGGTTTATTTTCTTTGCATCCGTAGTATTCGTGTATCATAATCAGTGAGCCCGGAGGTGGACATAAAATCTCTCCATTTTTCATTCTAACTGGTGTTCCGTCTGTTTTTGCCCACCAGCCCACGGCAAAAGGAGATGATGTTCCCCAATCTATCGCTCTATTAACGCTCCATCCGTATGGTATTTTAAAAGGTTGTAATACGTGAACTTCGCTTTCCCAATTATCACCGAACATTCCGCCAGTAACTGCGTCCCAATCGCCATATAACCAAGCTGCAAGTCTTGCTTTATCACCTTCACAAGATTCCATAAGGTTTACTTCATAATCTTCTGGTAAAAATGGGTTTTCAAGATAACTTCCTTTAATATGAAGCCTTTCTCTTTTATATACTCTTTTATTTTTACCTCTACCTATTTCGTGAGTTTCTGTTGTTACACCGTATTCATCTGCGTTATCTATAAAATATTTTTTAACGACATTTTTTCCAGGTCCATCTGGGTTAGTTGTTGCTCTTACTAAAAGAGGAGGTGTTTTACCTTTTGCTGAAGAGACACGTAGGCAAGACTTTAATTTTTTATAAATTTCTAAATCTTTTAATCTTGTTATTTCATCAAAACCCATAAAAGATAATTCTTGTCCGTGGTATTCTTCGTATTTTTCATTACCTTCTTTACCGTCTTTTAGAACGTCAAAAGTAAGCATTTCACCATCCGGGAAAACCCAACATAATTCTGATTTACTTGCTTTAAACCTTGCTTCAGGAAAAATTCTTGGTATTATATCTTTTGATTTCCTTATCAGGTCAGTTAATGCTTTATATGTTTTACGGAAAATAACTCCACGCCAAGATGATCCATAACCTTGTCCGCATAATTGAACAAAACAAGCTATAAGTGCTTCTGTTTTTCCTATACCTCTTGTTCCGTGGAATAAAACTTCTGGGAAGTGGTCTGTTGACCACATAAAGAGTTCTTGTGAAGATTTTTTAGCACTTCCAAAGTTATATTTATTATTTTTAGGGAAAGGTGCCCAACCTATATCATATTCTTCGGTTCTTTCAAGGACTGTTCCCGGATATTTCGTAATATATATCTTTTTATTTTCGTGATCTATTTTAATCTGCTCATTTTCAGATGTAAGTGCTTTAATCATTTCACTTTTTTCATCGTTAAACATTATTATATCTTACCGTATAAAAATTCTGCCACTTCTGTATTTTGAAATGATGGATATATTTTATTTTTAAAATAATCATAAGCTCCATTGTAGTTTACTGATATAAAATCAATGCCTAAATTAACTCCGTTAACATCAACAATCTCTGGTATATTACCATTTTTTGAAAAGGAAAAAATATCTCCTTGGTGAACATTATCTTGTTCGAACCATCCTTGTTTTGGTAGTAATTCAATCATACCTTCTATTGCAAATTGTCCAATACCTAAGCTAACTCTTGGTTTGTGAAATGAAATATAAATAGGGGTTGAAGATGATAAGTTTTGTATCACCAGATAATCTCTATTTAATCCGTTTGTTTTTTCTGCTAATTTAACAAAGCTTCCTGAACTTGCAATAGGACATAAAAAGCCTTGTTTTATTGAGTTGTCGTTAATCATCTTCTTCCTCGTTTGATCTGTTATTTATAAATTCGTTTAAACCTTTTTGTTGATTTCCCAATTCGCTTAAAAAATCATTTTTCATATTTTCTAATTTTTTATTATCAACTTTTCCATTATCATCATATGGTATGTTTGATCCCTGAGTAATCATAATTACTTTATTTTCTGTATTATTATTTATATCTATTGTTTGTTTAGTTCCGAATGCTTCTGGATCAAGTATTCTTAAACTTGTTTTTATTGCTTCAACATTTCCGGGTCTTGCTATTTTTGATACTATTTTCTCACCTTCTTCATCGTATATAAGCTCGCCATCTTCGTCTCTTAAATATACCACCACATCTTTTTCGAGTGCTTTTAATGCTTCTATTGAGCTTCCAACTGCTTCTTTGCAAGTTGCGTCATATATCTTTTTAAATCTTATATAATCATAATATTTGTGGTCGTCATAGTATGTTCCATTTTTATCACATTCCAGAATAGCTTCTGTTGCTCTCTTTTTCCAGTTCACGAGTGTTTGTTGATTTATGTCTGTATATCTGCAACAAATTTCGTCGTTCATACCCATTCCTTTCCATTGCATAAACTCGTGTAGTAATGTATTTTGTTTAATTTTTGACCTATCGACTTTGACTTTTTTATTTTTAATACGAGTAGAATGTCCTTTATCGCCTGATTTTTCTACACGCTTACTTATGTTATTATTTTTAGTTGATTTTTTTGATTTAGGGTCTGTTTTTTTCTTTTTATTTTTTTTTTCATCGGCCATATCAATTAGGTCTTGATAAGAATACCCTTCATCATTATTTTTATTATCGCTCATATTATATTATACCATATTTTTAAGTTATTTTCAATTAAATTAAGTTTATTTCAATATTATATTCTTCACTATCTGCATATCCAGAGCTTGTGTTTTTTATTATAAATTTTGAAACTGTGGTGCTTACTGTTGGTGTGTAAGAATAATTTTTTCCTGATACTTGTTCATTTCTTACAAAAGAACCATTTTCATATATATCTATTGAGCATATTGAGTTCCCGTCGTATGTTTTTTCATCTGTGAAGAAGTTAATTTCATTTCTATTTTGAAAAGACCAAGTTAAATCAAATCCTGAAGTTGGTGCTGTGCTTGGAAATCTTTCGTTATTTATTTTAAGATTTATAACTGGGTAATTATTCATATTTAATCTATTTTCACTTGCGTTTACGGTTGTTGCTTCATTTATTGTTAATTGGTCTGTTCTTGTTTTTGATAATAATTTATAATTAACTGATCCATCTATGAGTGTAGATATATATGTATTTCCGTAGCTAACAAATAAAACTTTATCTTCAGTATTAAATTCTTTTACTGTTGTTTGAAACAATCCACGTTTTAAGTCATTTAGAGTATGAGTTCCGTTCATATTATCTGTTATTGATTCAAAAGAAAGCCATTCTTTTCCATTTAGATTTTGTATTACTAAAATATTATTTCCGCTTCTTATTTCACTAACTGTGTGTTTTTTAATTCTATCAATTAACTTTGAGTTTTTAATAGTTATAGAAGTATCTATTAAGTTCAAGTTTTCATTTAACTCTGCTGTTGGGCTAAATGTTGATACATCGTTTAATTCATATTCTCCATTTATATTTGTATAAAGTTCATATTCAAAATTATTTACATTTGGCTGTTCTGCTATTATTATGAAATTGGATCCAAATTGTTCTTTATTAAAAAAATATGGTGCTTCTACATAATATGAGTTTACATCTATAGCTTCTGCTTTAATTTTTTGGAACTTTGTAAGTGGTGGTGCTGAAAAGCTTGAATCGAACCTGCCAAAAAAATCCTCTGAGAAATCAACTACTATTTTATTATCTTCAAGTAATCCATAATCTATTGATAATATTCTAACTGGCAAATCAATTTCATCTGGACCGTATTTTAATTTTATTACATCTCCTCTATTTAAATCAATATATTTTGATGAAGTTGTAAAACTTCCTGTTGTTAATGGGTAAGATAAAGTCCTTAGTTCTCTTCCAGCCAATCTTGATGCTGTTTCTGGGTCTTTAATCCAGTCGAAGTTAAGTGTTGTTGATTTACTTGCTTGCTTGTTATATCTAACACCTAAATCGGAGTATATTGCTATATCTCTTTGGTAATTATTTTCTCTGTTATTGAAAGCAACTTTTAATTCTGTCATAAGTTGTGATGTTGTTGGTTTTCTCCAATTTAATTTTGATATATCGCTTTCTGTAAAAACTTCCAAGTCATCTACTACGTAATCACCTCTATTTAGTTTTATTTTATATAGTCCATCAATTTGATTAACGCTTAAAAGTCCTGCCACAACGTCTTCAATTGTTCTTTTGAAGTCATTAAAATTTATTTGATTACTTATTTGTAATGATATTCCTATTTCTTCATCTTTTAACTGTTGTGCTACTTCTTCAAAGTTTTGAGTGTCTATAATTGCTGGGTTTATTCCTGCTCCTACCGTTTTGTTTGTCATTATGTAGTATAGTGCATAAGCTGGATTATAATCAACTCCTATTATTGCATTTTGCAAACTACCAAAAGAAGGGACTGGGTAATGAGATAGTTCAAAAGATATTGGTTTTGGGTTTGGTTGTCCACCTATTGAGTTTGCTTCAAAAACTAAATGAGCCAATTCTTTATATATTGGTACTTCTCCTGATCCTATTTTATCTTCAAGGTATGGGCTTGTTGTCATTTGATTTCCATCAAAATACTGAAAATCTCCAACCCAACCATTTGGCACATCTGTTGTTCCTCCGAAAAGGTTTGGGTGATTTATATTTTGTCTTGAAGATGTTACTCCATTTTCATCTTCGAATAGAAAAACATCTTGATCCACATATATTGAGTGTATTTTTATTGGTGTATTTTCAAAACAAAAACCTATTGCCACCTGTATTCCCATAAAATATTTATAACCTTGGAAGATTTTTCTTTCACCATTTATTAAATCTGCTATAAAACCAGCACTTACCTCTTTATATATTGACTCTTGTCTTTCATCTCCATACCATAATAGGTTTGCATTTTCATAATTTATTTTACCAAAAAAAGCTGGTATACTTTTTTCAGCTGATGCTGTATTTACTGACTCTGGTTTTAATTTACTTGCTCCGGGACCTTCTATATCATCTTGTCTTGCTAAATAGGCTTGTATTGCCATTGTAACTATTATTTTAAGTGCTGCTATTAGTAATGCCATAATTATATCCTTTAAAGTGTTTTTCTAAATGGGTTGCTGTTTGGAACGTGCTCTGATCCAAAAAAATTTTCAAAATTATTAAATTTATTTTTACATTCATCAGATGTTCTATTGCAACCTGCAACTAAATTTATTGTATCTCCTATTTTCAGTAATTTCATAGGGTGGTTTACTTTAATATTAAGTCCTGTATGTTTATTTATTGTTGAGCTAAATGTGTCACCTTGAATGAATCCATTTTTAAAAAAATCTTCTGGTAATGCTCCTATTCCGTTTGAGTCTGTAACTTGAAAAGATGTTTTTTGATCTGATATTCCTGTTATTGTTGTTTTAAATGTATAATCTTCTTTTATAACATTGCATTTATGATTATATAAATCATTTGGGCATAGTCTTGAGTATCTGTATTGACCTATTGTATTTTGTGACTCTATTTCGTTTGTGTTGCAAGTAAATGTAGTTAAAACCTCATCATTTTCAGCACTGTTTATAAAACCAGTATATGTTAAATCTTTTTCTTGTGAAGCATCATTTTTATCTATTCTATATATTTTAAAAAATATTGGTAAATTAAATTCTTTTCTAAAGATTCTACTTACATCATCTGTTTTTGGTAATGAAAAGGTTAACTCTCCTGCAAAAAAGTTTTCATTTTGCTTAATTGAGCTTCTTTTTATTGCCTTTGCTATGTAATAATTCCCAGAAAAATTAAAGTCATAATCTGAGCTTGTATAGTAATAGAAATTAGTTCCGTAGGCTATTTCATATACTTCACAAACTGAAGGTACTATTTTATTTTTTATTGCGTCTAAAAAACTCATACTGAACTTCTCATTGTTAGGTTTATTTGGCTTACTTCGTTTGAAATTATGTTTAAGTTGAAAACATCTGTATCAAATCTTACTTTTTCAATAAAATCTATAATTTCAATATCTTCTGGTGTTATAGATGTATTTAAAGGGCTTTCAATTGTTATTATTTCCTCATTTTCATTTGGGCTATTTTGGAATGCTAAAACTTTTCTATAAAACTCTGTTCCATTTTTAAGCATTATTCTTATGTTGTAATTTGATGTTTGGTAGCTGTTTGCTAGATTATTATAATACATTTTTATTTGAGTTTCATTTGGTGCTATTATACTTTTTAATTTTATATCACGAACCCAAGTAGGTAACCAAAATTCTTGCAATCTTCCTTTACTAAAATTTATAAGTGCTTTTATATTATACTGCTGTTCTTTATTCATATTTATAAAACTATAAACGAATGAGTTCTCTGCTTTTTGCCATTTCTTTTTAACATATCTTGGTCCGTAAGCGTATTCCACTATTTCGTATTCATTTTCAAAAACATTTCTATGCCCTGCTCTTTCTGGCATTATATTCATTACTGGAATTGATTTATGCACTGGTAGGTTTACATTATTAAATATATTTAAGTTTAAGTTATCATTATCTTTTGTTCTAAACATAAAAGACATTCTTGATATATCATTTGTTATTCTATCTATATTTATACCGTCTGTTATATATCCTTTTAATATAGGCATAATATAAGTTCCTTTTTCAAAATATTCTAAAACTTCATTTTGTAGTATTAATTTATCTTGACTTATGCTTTCTATTTCAACTATTGTATTTTTATTTCCGTTTACTAAAAATGCTA